TAGTATAGCACCTTTATGGTATCTTGTCAACTTTTTTCATATGTATTTCTACAATAGGATGTTCATTGACAAATTTCATTACAGTATGATATTTTTCACAGATACCGTTTTCAATATTTGCATTGCCAATGTCCATCATAATCTTTTGTAACTTTAGAATTATCTGTTGGTCTGGCTTCCTAGGAACTAGACAGAAATGGGCATCGTTGTGTGGTGTCAATGCAACAAAATCTTTTACTTCATAATCTACTGTACCAATTGTATCTAATTCAATCATAAAGACATGCCACCAAACGTATTAGTATCTACATCCTGTTTAACTCCACCTTGAACATAAGAAGTGATTTCTGTTTCTTGTGGTGCTACTTGAACATCTGCACCAGCAATCCATTTTTGTGTCCATGGCAATGGGTTTGCTTGTGACACTGCATATGGACATTTTAGATTAACAGCAATCATACGCTTACAACAAATCCACTCAATATAATCATTTAGTAATTGTGAATTAAGACCAATCATAGAACCATCTTTGAACAAATATTCAGCCCATGCTTTTTCTTGGTCAACTGCATCAACAAACATTTGAATACACTCTTCTTCTGTTTCTTTAGCAATCTTAATATAGTCTGGGTCATCTTTTGGTAAAATCTTAAGAAGTGATTGTGTAGATGCTAAGTGTAAGTTTTCATCACGTGCAATTAGTTTAATAATCTTAGCATTACCTTCCATCTTTTTAAGTTCTGCGAATGCCCATGAACATGCAAATGATACATAGAAACGAACACCTTCTAAGATGTTAACACTCATTAGTGTTTTGTATAATGCTTTCTTAAGTTCGTATAGGTCTACTTCAACTTTCTTGCCATTGACTGTATGTTTGCCTTCACCTAATAATTGATACTTCAATGACAGGTCAATAAGTTCATCATAGTTAGTACTAATAGCATCAGCACAATCTGTAATCTCATCGATATCCATCATTTCATCAAACACTTGACTAGGATTTGCATACACATTACGAATGATATGAGTATATGAACGTGAGTGAATTGTTTCACTAAATGTCCATGTCTGAACCCATGCTTCTAGTTCTGGAATAGATACTAGTGGTCCAAATGCTTCTACTGGCGCACGTCCTTGTACACTGTCTAATATGATTTGTCTTTTAAGATTACTTGTAAAGATATGTTTCTCATTTTCAGTCAGAAGTTTAAAGTCATTTGCATCTTTCAATACATCAACTTCTTCAGGTCGCCAAAAGAAACCCAACTGCTTATCAGTTAGTTTATCAAATTGTTTATACTTCAACATGTCGTAACGCTGAATTGTTACTCCACCAGACGGGTCCAAAAATGCTTTCGCTTTTGTGTGGTCCGCTTTATTTTGTGAATTGAATACTGACATTTTTACTCTCTCTTAATTTTCTCTTGTAGGTTTTATATTTATCTTATGCATCATATTTTATTCTTCGTTTGTGAGTAGTTCTTTATAGTTAAGTTCACTCAATACTAGTAATTTATCTGTAGGTTTAACACCCCATACATGTCTTGTAAATCTTGTTTCACTCATTGCAAATTTATGTACATTTGGCATACCTCCAAGTATTCTACACAAATTAGTTACTTCAATTAATTCTCTTTGTGTGGTAGGTGCAAATCTTTTATCATCCAAATCAACAAATACATGTTGAGGAATAGAAGTAGTTATTTCTATAAATTCTAACAAATGTGGTAAGTCATATATTGATACTAAATGTTTATCACGTGTAATGTCCCACATTGAATTTGAAAAGTGGATTAAACAATCAGATGTTTCGCCTCTTCTTAAAAATTCTGTTATAAATCTTTTATACTCGTCAATACCTACATGTACATCAAGTTTAATGTCATAGTTATAAAATCTACCTCTACCAGAAAAAAATTCATCTTCTACTGATTTATTTGATTCTACCTGTGGGTGTTCCATACAATGATTAAAATATCCCAATTCTGTACTGATTGGCGATAGTGGCCTAATACATAAGCCCTTTGCATCTTTATAATCCCAAATACTGGCTCCATCTAATTCCATTATATAGTACAGCCTTCACAATCCTCATCATCTATTAATCCTGGTTCTAATGGTTCATTATTAAGAGCATTGATATCTACTTCTCCTTGACCATCAAATGTATTAAAGTAATACAACTGTTTACCACCATACTTATAAAACATAATCAGGTGTTGTAACATCTCCGACATTGGAATCTTTTCATCTTCATAATGTACAGGATTATAACTTGTGTTCACTGATATGCCTTGGTCAATATACTTTTGTAATACTGCCATAATCTTTAAGTAACCCTCTGGTGATTTTTGGTCCCATAAGAGTTCATACTTGTTCTTCAATTTGTGAATTCCAGGAACAACTTGTTTCAATACACCATGTTTTGATTGTTTAATAGATACATAACTTCTTGGTGGTTCAATACCATTTGTTGAGTTAGAAATCTGTGCTGATGTTTCAGCAGGCATAAGTGCCATTAGTGTTGAGTTTCTTACTCCATGTTCTTTTAAGTCTTCTCTAAGACCTTTCCAATCCATTCTCTCTGAGTGCTTTACTAGTTCATCAATCTCTACTTTACGAGTATCAATCGGAACAACACCATGTCCATATTTTGTTTCATCAGATTTAGGACAAGGTCCAATCTCTTTTGCCAAATTATTTGATGCTTTGATTAGATAATAACTCCATGCTTCTGCCCATTCATCTACTAATTCTAAGTTAGGGTCAGAATAATTTGTATCATTTTTAGCCAACCAATACGCAAAATTAATAATGCCTACGCCCAAAGGTCTCCTGTTATCTGTTGCTAACTCGGCCGCAATGAGTGGATAATCTTGGTAACTCAATAGAGCATCAAGTCCTCTTACTGCTAACTCACAAGGCTTTTCAAAATCTTCTGGTGATTTAATATTTCCCCAATTGATTGCACTGAGTGTACAGAGAGCAATTTCGCCCTCTTCATCCATCACACTGTTCAGTGGCTTAGTCGGAAGAGTAATCTCACAACATAAATTTGATTGTTTGACTGGTGCCACTTTCGAATCGAATGAACTGTGGTCATTCGCATGGTCTACATTTTGTAGATAGATTCGACCAGTGTTCTTGCGTTCATTCATAAATGATGAAAATAATTCAATCGCAGGTACTGTTTTCTTACGAATAGATGTTTTACGTTCTGCTTGTTCATATAGTTCACGGAACTTATCTTGGTCATTAAAGAATGCTTCGTATAGTCCTGGGACATCTTGCGGTGAGAATAATGTAATATTACCGCCTGTCATTAGACGTTCATACATCAACTTGTTAAACTGAACACCATAGTCCATATGGCGTACACGATTATCTTCTGTACCTTTATTGTTCTTTAGAACAAGTAAGTCTTCTACTTCATAATGCCAAACAGGATAATATAATGTTGCCGCACCACCACGAACACCGCCTTGTGAACATGACTTAACTGCCGCTTGAAACATTTTATAGAATGGAATAACACCAGTATGTGATGCATCGCCATTACGAATAGGTGAGTTTATTGCTCGGATACTACCCGCACCAACCCCAATTCCTGCTTTCTGAGAGACATACTTAACAATTGAACTGGATGTTGCATTAATACTGTCTAAACTATCATCTGTTTCAATTAACACACAACTACTGAACTGTCTTTGTGGAGTACGAACACCAGCCATAACGGGAGTTGGTAATGAAATATCAAAAGTACTAATTGCATCGTAGTAATCTTTTACCCATTTCAAACGTTCTTCTTTTGGATAATTACTAAACAATGTTGCCGCAATTAACATATACGCCATCTGTGGCGTTTCATATATCTTATGTGTTACACGATTTTGTACTAGATATTTGCCACGGAATTGTTCCATGCCAACATAAGATATATCAAAATCTCTGTCGTGTTTAATAAAGCCATTAATCTTATCCCATTCTTCTACAGAATAATCTTTTAGTAACGCCTCATCATAAAACCCAGATTTAGTATTTGTATTAACTAATTCAATAATATGACAAGGTTGAAAGTCGTTATATACTTCTTTTCTAATATGATAATTGATTAGGTTGCCTGCCACCCATTGATAATTTGGAGTGTCTTCTGTTATTAGTTCAGCGGCTGCCTTGATTAATGTTTCTTGTATTTCACTACTTGTCATACCGCTGTAAAATTGAATGTGAGATTTTAATTCAACTTCACTCGCTGATACATTGTTAATATTATTACATGCTTCGAAAACGACTTTATGCATTTTCTCTAAATCTAGTTGTTCTTTGTCCCCATTTCTTTTAACTATATGAATCCCAGTCATTATTTCCTCTACCCTAATATGTTGTTATCTCTGAATCTTCCATGCCTGCTACACGTAACTTAATTATGTTAGACAGTTGAAAGTGTTTAATTTCAAACCCCTTTGTTATTCCGAGATATTGATTTCTAATAAGTGCGACCTGATTAATTAATTCACCAATCGCAACAATTTCATCTTCGCCATCTGCGTATTTTTCGGCGTCTCTACTACTTAACACCTTATTATAGTTCTCTAAATACTTACGCAAATATTCACTTCTTTTTTTACGCAACTGTATGTTTAGATGCTCTAGTATGGCTTCTATCTCTTGTAATTGACCAAAACGTAATTCCACAAAAGCAGGAAGATAAGTAGCATTTTTCTCAATATTGCCATTTATCTTTACTTCTTTTCTTGCATCTGTCAACTCGTTATCAAAGAATTGAATGCAGTTTGGAATTTCACTCCAATCTTTTACTATTTTGCTATACCAGTTCATCAGTACCAATCATCATTTTCGTCTTCTTCATCATCTTCGTCTTCTTCATCTTCGAAATACCTATCTAATGAAACCAAAAGAATTGGGTTACCATCGATAAGTATCTCTATGTCTTCACTGCTCATTCCTAAATCATCGCATTGTTTTATGAACATTTCGCCGGCTTCTATTTTATCTTTGCCAGGAATGTAGTTCACTAAAGTTTCCCACAATTCGTATAGTGATTCTGATTCCAAGTTGACTCCTCTTCTTTATCTTGTTATGGTAAGCAATCTATTTATACAGATTGCTCATTTTTTATGCTTCTTCGGAAGCGACAGTATCTTCTGTTTCTACTTCTATAATGTCTTCTGCATTCCAATCATTCATAACAATATCAAGTTTTTCATCAGTCCAGTTTTTACGGAACTCAATCATTTCTTCGCCTGCTTTAGTCATGTACTTCAATCGATTTCCTTGCTTAATAAGTAAACCTTTTGCTTCGAAGAACTCAACAAGACCACTATAAGGACTCATACCAGTTTCATATGGAATCTCAACTTGTACACTTTCAAATGGTTTTGAATATCGTGTTTTCATTACTTTACAAGCCGCTCTAATACCATGTACTTGTGAAGTTTTGTTGCCGTCTGCATCTACTTTTAGTTTAAGTTTACGCATTGCAACTACAATAGAACTAGCGTAGATAAAGCCTTGACCACCTGAGATTTTATCATCTGGGTCAAACATATCTTGTGATGCGTATGTATGGTTTGTAGCAACTAGTCCTACATTGTAATCACCAAACATATTCACACTATTTCTTACTAGTGCCGCTAGGGCTTTTGGTTTACGACCCATGTCACCTTTCATGTCACCACGATTGAACTGGTCAACATCGGTTGGGGTCATCATCATTCCAAGACTGTCAATAACAAACAATACTTTAGGACGTTCTTCATCGTCTTTATCGGCATATTCTGCCTTGTAATCTTTCATAAAGTCTGAAATGATTTTTGCAACATCATCAATCATTGCTACATTTAATTTGAGCAACTTTTCTGGTGTTGTATCTACATTAAGTGCATGTAGCCAACTTTCGTCTAGTGCGTTTTCACTATCGATTAAGACTACAAAAATACCTTGGTCTTGTGCATTTTTTACTAAGTTACCAGCGGCGATAAAAGATTTACCTGCACCACTTTCACCTGCAAAGACTGTTACCTTACCTAGTGGGACACCCTTATGGAAGTCATTACTGATAAGTTTGTTTAATGTATAATTACCTGTTGATACCCAAGTGTCTGGGTCTCTAAAACCAACACTCATACCAGGAACAGATTTTGTTATATTCTTGCGAAATTTACTCGCATCAAAGGCTCTTGCCATATAAATTCTCCTTATGTGATATAAAAGAGTAGGGGAGTCGATGCTCCCCATACTCAATCATTGGTTCTTAGTCAGTTTTTCTACTACGAATCATTGCTAAGATATCTGCCGCATCTGACTTCGGTGCTTCAGCAGTTGTTTCTGCTGGTGCTGGAGTCGGAGTTGGTGCTGATGTTTCAGCAACAGGTGTTGTTTCTGCTGGTGCAACTTCTTTAACTTCTTCTACTTTTGGAGCAGTTGGAGTTGAAGTTGTAGGTGCAGAAGTTCCTGCTGGAACATCTAACCCATAAGGTTTATAGTGCTGACCCCAACGAGTTGGGTCATACAATTCACCATCAACAGATGCTTCAAACATCTCTGTGATAATTCGCATGTCATCCTCTGTTGGACGCTTTGGCATAAACTCATTTAAGTCATAAAGACCATGAGTTTCGATTGCTTGACGTTCTTCTTCATTTAGTGAACGCTCTTTGCGTGACCAAGATGAAGTTGAATAGTCTGCATACTGACCTTTAGTTGTCTTTGTTAGACGGAAATCAGTACCTTGTTCATAATCCGTTGGTAGATTATCCATATCTGGATCCATTAGAGCCGCCTTCAATAACTTGAAGATTTGTGGTCCAATGATAAATCTACGAACTGGATTTTCTGGTTGTTCACCACCGATAGGGTCAGTTACAACCAAGCCTTGGAAAACGTATGAACGCTTTTTCCAATATGTACGACCTAGGTCTTCCATTGCTGGGTCTTTAAACCATGGACGTATCTCTGCGTGAATTGGGCAAGACTCGCCCCACATTTCAACGCAAGGTACTTGAACGATTACTCGTTTCTGTTCATCACCACCTTTAACACCAGGGAACGGAAGTTTGATAACTTGACGTTCTTTCCAAAAGAATGTGTTTGTTGGGTCTGAATCTGGTAGAAATCTCAATACTGCTGTATTGTCGTTTTCCATATTCCAGAAAGGGTATACTGCATCTGACCCTCTGTTTGAGGATGCATTATCTGATGCTTTGTTATCTTGTGCAAGAAGTTTTGCACGGATTTCTGCTAGTGTAGCCATTATTTTCTCCTATATTAGCCTTTATTAGTTGTTTTCTTACTATTAGTTTTATATTAGTTTTTATGTACCATACATATTTCTACTAATGATACTATTATACTTATCTTTATTCCTAAAGTCAAGCACTAAATCAATCTTTTTGAATGGTTTTTAAGCATAAAAAAAGAGAGTTTTAACACTCTCTTTGATTATAGCATAGATAGACTATGAATGTCAAGTAGAAAATTAATTTTCTTTAAGCACTCTGTCTGGGTCGAATTTTGAGAATGCTTCTTCAAGCATTTCAGATATTTGTACGTCTGCTGATTTTGGCTCTACAGTTTCTACTTTTGATTTGGACATCTTCATTAAAGCACCTGCTACTTGCATATCTTTTTTGTCCATACCTCTTGGGTTTGAACGAATTTCGTTAGCAATATCAGTTAAGAAAAAAGAAATCTCTGCCGCTAAATCGTGACCTTTCTTTTTGCCTTTCTTGTCTAACAACGTATCTACTTGAACTCTGTCAGCAAGGTCATCAAATGTCATCGCAATCTTATTAATCTTAATCTGAGCCGCTTCTTCTGGATTGCGTGGTTCAGCAAATTGATTTTTGATTTTTGAGTAGTCATAATTGTCAGAACTTGGCGCACCAAAAGTAATTGTGTTTATTTTTTCGCCAGTCTTTTTGACTTTTGCAGTCATAATTTCTATAACTCTATTAGTTTGATTATCTCTACGATTTTCCATTTCTTCTTCATTTACTTTATGTAGTAATGGAAAAATGTCTTTTAAATTTTCTTCAAATGTAGACTTTGTAAATTTCTTTACATATGCATCTACCATTTCTTCTGACATTTCTTCTTGTGCTTTAGTGCCGTTAAGAGCCATGTCTTCTACAAAACTAGCATAACCTTTTGGTCCTTGAATTCTTTGTATCTTTTCTTTGATAGCCATAACGCTACGTTTCACATTCCAAACATCAGCACGGTTGGTTTCATTTACAAGACCTTGCTTGTTTACAACATTCATAAATTCTTTTAGCCTTGATAAGTTATCAGACATCTCAATGATTGCTTCGCCTACCATATCATGTGTTTCGCCACCAGATGCAACGTGTCTTGCCATTGCTCTTGCACCATTTAAGTGAATAAATGGATATTTAAAACGTTCGCCTTCACCTGTCTCAACAAAGATTGCTGAGATATTACGAGAACGAGAGCCACGAGATTCTTCGTTTACTGGCGCTCTATGTTTTAATATTAGTTTTACATTTTCTAATGTTTGACGGCTAGTACGTGACGACCCAGACAACGGGCCCATGCCTTCATTGACTTGGTCATTCATGGTATTCTCCTTATTTTGTTTAACCTTATATGCATAATT